GTGCGAAGGAAACTGTGGATGCGGTGGCCAATGCGGTAGATAGATTTGTATCTACACCCGAAGAGAAAGAGGAGATAAGAGCAGCTATAGAAAAGGAGATATCATCTCGTTGGAGTAGTGACCTCTCTTCAGACTCTTGGTTAAGCAAGAATGTTAGACCACTGACACTTGCTACCATCATTATATTCTTGGTGCTTATGACCTTCTTTGAAGGGATAGGCATCAGTAGCGTAAGCGAAAGATGGATAGGTCTATGGGAGATGGTAAGTATAACCGTAATAGGTGGTTACTTCGCTGTACGAACTATAGACAAAAGAGGTAAGGTAAAATAGAAAGGGGCTTCGGCCCCTTTTTTTATTTGTTCTTTTTTTTCTTGTTACTTTTTTCCTTGTGCATATAATACCACCTTTGAGCGGTGTATCCTATGGATGCCAAAAGGAGTATTATTTTCAAAATATTCTCAAGTTCAGAGAAAGACACTAAGAAGGTAGTGCTGTTAATTAGAAGTAGTTTCAAGTCTGTCTGTCCCATTATACATTATAACTAACACTGCCGTCAGCGCAGTATTTTACCGTAACACCATCTTCAGGATAGAAGACACTGCCTTGATAGGTATCGTCCGAATTAAACAAGTCATTGTCGCAACCATCGGCAATAGCAATAGCTTTGAGTGTTGCATTTTTTAGTATGTAGTTAGTTACACGTTTGTTGATGTAATCTATCTTACTGTTAATAGTAGTAGATATAGTGTCAAGTATGTATTGGTCTTGCTTTTGTTCTTCTGCTTTAGTTATAGCAGTAGCTGTTCTTAGGATAGATACGGCAGCCTTAGCCGAGTACATAGCTAAACTGTATTTTACCAACTTAAACAAAGCTTGTTCATCGGTTGTTAATGTCTGGGCTACTACCTTCGCTTCAATGTGGTCGTATAAACAAGTACCCATTAAATCTTGGATAGAAGTAAACTGCTCTAACTGTATTAACGCTAACAACGAACTTCTCTCCATCCTCTTTGGAAGAGGAAAGTTCTGGTATAGGTAGTTATCGTCAATGAATATTATATCAACCATTGCTTATATCTTCTGTGTTAGCTCCTTTAATGCTCTCCAAGTTAATTGGCTCTTCAACAATAGTTAAGTCCATAGCATCGTACCCAGTAGTGGATAGTATTCTGTTTACTCCATCTAAAAGAATCTCCCTGTTAGGAAGCGTTTCAGTCGCTCTAAAAATTTGATATGCTGTAACCAATTCGTTACCCGTTCCTCCAAGTTTTCCCGAAACCATAACACCAAAAAGGGTAGGAGAAGTAACATTATGGGCAGTAAGTATCTTGGCATCGTTGAGTCTGGATAAAACATCTACAGTCTTGTCTAAGTTCGTAACATCTAAAGGCTCAAATGTAGGAGCATCTTCTGCCTTTTTGACCCAAGACACAATGAAGTTGTCTGACTCAGTACCAGTAAAAGACTCCTTGAACTTAGCGTACTCTTCACGCTTCTGTTCTGCACTCATATTTCTACCAATAAAGGTAGCTAATACTCTTGGCGAAAAGCCATTCTCAGCAGAGTTAAGGATGTGTTTACCAAAAGCAAAATCACTCTCAATATAATGAAAAGCAGAAATGTAACTAGGTACTCCGTAATAAGGATTTCCCGAATAAGGGTTAGCGATATATAGTATAGCCTCAGTACCAGACTTGTCAAACTTGTTGAATGCTTTAATCTTTCTTGGCTCATTGTGTTGTATAGAAGCTGCTCCATAACCAAAGCTTCTTCTGATAATGTAGTGAGTTATCTCACCCTTAGCATTAGGCTCTGCTGCTCTAACACCTTTGGGGTCAAGAGACTTGAACTCTATAATCTTAGTACGCTCTTTGTTCCACCTAACGTATAGTGCAGAAGCACCCTTATGCTCGTACTGAAAAGCAGCGTGTGTAAGTACATCGTACATACCCTTGTTGCTGCCACCACAGTTGTTCATAAAGGCCTTAAGCTCTGCCTTAGACTTGTTGGTAGAAAGGAATCCGTCATCATAAGACAAGTCCTTACCAACTACCATCTTAGACTTCTTTGTTAAGATACCACTATGCACAGGAGATTGACGTAACATCTTCTCAAGAATAACTGGGAAGTCATCGTTAGCACCAAACTTAATGTATTGTCCAACCTCAGTATATCCAAGTCTGTAGCGACCATTAAGGTCGTCTATAGAGTTTTCAAGAGAGTTGGTTGCGATAGAGTTTTCGGTTGCCTGAACATAAGTGTTAGAAGCAAAGTACTCTGATATATTAGATAGTAGTCCCATTGATGTAATTTACAATTTATAGGTCAGTGAATCGTACACTATCGCTATATACACCTGTACCATCCTGTGTAACAGTGTAATCCTGTACTTCCGTAAGGTAGCTATAACTTTCACCTGCATTAGTTATACTCAATATGTACTCACCACCCTCTATGTTGTTTAAAATCAGGTCAATGTTTATAACGATAAAGTCTTTACAGGCAGCAAGGTTGTTTATATCGGTAAGGTTTGTTATTGTTAAAGAACCCACTCCTACTACCTTTTTCAATGTAACATCAAAAGAGTTTACAGTAAAGCTATTAAGCTTTACAAAGGATAGTGTATTTACAACTCCTGTTTTAAGTCTTTTCATTAAAGTATACTTACGGCTAATAACCAGATTATAGTTGAGAATAGATTAAACAGTAATGTTTGCTCTACTGTAATTGGAATTTTAACTGGGTAGCCTAGCTTCTTACCCTTCCATTGAAACAGTCCTTTACCGTTGTGGCAAGAGAACCACTGCTTACGCCCTAGGAGCATAGCTAAGGGCTTATCTATTAGGTCGGGAAGGTTTCCCATAGCCCAGCCAAGAAGATACAGCCAAGGGGCCTCTGTGAAGAACGCTCCGATTATAAAAGCTAAGAGTAAAGCACCTTCAATGGCCGCGGACTTTTTGACACTTCCTATACCAGACTCTCCTACATAGTCCCAAACAAAATGAGATATGAAAGCAAGCCCCGCACCCAAGATGGGGTCAGGACTTGCTGCCATTATCAAAGCTCCTGTTACTCCGTGTACACTGCTATACATTAGCGCGTGGTTAGTGTTGCTAATTCCGTATCAGTTAAAGCTGTGTTGAAAGTGATGACTTGTTTAACATTGCCAAGAAAAATTTCGTTTCCATCTCCTCGGTCAAATGATAACTCGGACAATGTATTATTAGAAAAAGAACTTCCCGAAGTTATTGCAACGCGTTCCGTGCCATTAACCCATAAAGCAAAATCATTGGCTTTATATTTAGCCGCAATTTTTAAGGTTTCCTTAATGTTTATTGCATAGTTGAAAATCCCTATACTTGAACCACCTACGACAAATCTTACTTTAATGTTTGCCCCGTCAAGCTCTATCGTAACTCTATTGCTTGTCGTGCCATTACTTAATGATATTAGACCAGAACTACCTGTGTTTGAAAATGTTTTTGCTTCAGCATACAACACCCCTTCAGTAGAGTTGAAAACTGTAGAATCTCCAGCTCCTCCACAAGTTTCAGCAACACGAGTAACACTACTTCCTTCTGTACCATTATAGATAAAACTTGTAGGATAAGATTGCTGCTCTAACTGCGCTCCGAATAAGTAGACTCCTGATGTTCCGTCGCCTGTGTAGGAGTTTGAATCTCCTGCAACGTAGTCATTAGGTAATAAGTTTATTTGAGGATACCTTACGGCAGTTGCTTGGTTAGAAAGTAAAGTTAATCTATACCAACCATTTGACAAGGCTTCTATTGTAGTTCCTCCTATTGAGTTACTGCCTTCATCAATTAATACACCTGTAGTAAGATTATAAGCACCAAAATAAGTGCCATCCGCAGCATCCTTTATTTTTACTTTATATCTTTCACTTGCCTTTACAAAGAAACTTTGTGTGTAATCTGCTCCTGAAGATAAACCACCTTGTATCCTATAAACAGAATGCCCTGAAGTTGCAGTACCCTCCGTCAGTTTAAAAGCACTTGTAGTATAGTCTGCACTTGGTGAAGAAAAGCCTTGTACCTCTTTGACTGATACATTGTCAATAGTAAATACTGCGTTTGGTCGGTCAACCCAAAATTGAATGCTCACATCACCATCTGTTCCAGTTGTGAATTGCCCAGTTTCCGTTATTGCATCGCCACCCGCAACCAATGTACTTCCATAATAAATATCACTCTGACCAGTTCCTCCTGCGCTTGAAGTAAATATTCCAAAAGTTCCGTTTGCGGTTGCCGATATAAGTTGAATGGTTGCGGTAAATATATATGTTTTATTATTTTGCAAACCTACATTTTGCCGTGGGCCTCCTGCGCCATTTCCACTGGAATTATCACATTTTAGTTTCCCATTGTCCCAAATAATAGTAGAATCCTTTGCTGCCCAATCATTTATATTACTTGCAAAATCCCCATTCACTACTTGTTCTGCTCCCGCAGTACTTGGGTCTTTTTCTATCGTAGCACCACTCTTTGTCCAATAGCTATTGGTAAAAGAAACTGGGTAGTTAATAAGGTTTGTAGATTGAGGTTCAAGTAAAAGAGAAGGACAGCTACCATTGGTATAGTCCATTCTCGGTACATTGTTTCCTACTGATTCAATAAGGTTATCAGAGTTTATTCTATTTGCAGAAGTAGCTCTTGTGAAGTCAAAGTCGCCATCTCCTACTAATATCTCTTTTATTGATACATTGTCTATTGATAAAACAGCACCGCCACTATCTGATTGGATAGCAAAAGTTCCGTTTGCGTTTGAATTTAATGATATCCTATGAGTCCCGTTACTATTTACGGAACCATATACAAGCCCGCCACCATTTACGTGTACAGCACCGCTTGTATAGTTTACGATGTCAAATGTCGCAATATAACTTTTGTTGGGGACTAAAAATGAGGTTTTATAAAAACCATAATTTGTTAAAGAAGTGTTGAAGTCAACCTTACCCGTTCCGTAAGTAACTTGGGGGGATTCAAAAGTCCAGAAACCAGTATTAGAACTGAAATCTCTATTTGCGGATAAAGCTATTAACTCGCTACCATAAACTGGTACGGGCTTTATAGAATACAACTTTCCGTCCTTGGTTCCCGTGGGAATCATAACTAAAGATGCAGCATCAAATAAACTGTAATTTGCCATATTATATTGTAGTATATAGTTCTTCTATTGAGTTTATAAAGCAATCCCTAGCTTCAAGTACTCCACCGTCAGCAGCTAAGTCTGCTTCAAAGGCAGCTAAGACAAATGCGGTACGGTCAAGACTTATCAGGTAAGAAACTTTTGTTCTTGCACATCCCAATCCTTCATTAGCACCACCATCGGATTTCACACGATTAACATAAGCCTTCAACCAAGCTGGTAAAAAACTTATTAATCCTTTATTTATGCCTAATCCTAATCCTAACATTATACCGCTTTATAAGCTATTAATTTTCCACTTGCAACACTTACTGTGTCAAACTTTCCATAGATGATTGTACCCGCTGTTAACGCCTCTGAAGTGAGAGCATCACCAACCAATGTTGTAGTAGTTACCACAGCATCAGATACTATCTGTAATGCACGATAAGCCTCTCCAGAGGGTTGAGAAAAGGTAGAAGACACTAAACGGAATCCGTAGTCTCCTGTTGATGTCTGATAGAAGTTCCCTTCTTTAACAATTGTTTCGTAACTCATTGTATTGTTTTGTTTGCAGTTATACTAATTCGTCCTCAGAGATATCTGGTACGATAAAAAACTCTGGATGTAATGCTCTACAAGCCTCTGTCCACTCAGCGTTTGCTGAAGAAGAACCAAAGCTATGTAAGCCTAATGGCGCACACCATACCATAGCAGAATCCCAAGCCTCTACTGGCTCACCATTCCATAGTACATCAATGTGATAGCTTGAGGACATTACAGCCTCTGTAAGCTCGTTACCTTCATCATCGTATGTAGCCGCTACTTCTACGATATTTCCGAGGTGGACAATAGCGTGAGAGTGTGTAGGGTTGTTATCATCATCAAGACCTAAAGCGTTAATCTTTGTGGTCGCAGCTCCTTTAGAGCCAAATGAGTATTTTCTAAATGTATTCATTGTTTGTTTTTATTAGATTGTTGTTAGTTCTATACATTCAGCATCTGATAGAGCGGTTGGGAAAACTAAAATTTGGCTACTTGCCCATTTTGCATCACCACCATTAAAATTAATTTGATTTAAGTCGGTTTCGGTTAAACCCGTAGCGGTTGTTTGCGTAACAACTCCTAAATACGACCTAAAATAAGTATATGAACCACCACCATTATGCCGAAGCAATACACGACCATCTGTTTTGTTGTTATCTATGTTCGTGTCAAAAGCATATGAGGCTGAAGCCTCAAAATAAGGAGATATCACTTGCGCTCCACTTTTATTAAAGAACCTCCAAGACATTACGCCCGTTGTAGTTATTGTGTTAAAAAAAGCCTTGTTATTTACTAATGACATTTTGCTAAAATCAACATCTATCAAGCAACTCCAAAGACTTGGAGTATTAGGTATGCTTTGATTTGCCACTGCTTCCTGCGTCCTTGTAACACTACTCCCATAGGTAGGGATGTAGGATGTTGGGTAGGAGCCTGCTTCTACTTGGCTTCCAAATATCTCTATGTAATCAGTAACAGAACCTACATAGCTTACGCCTCCACTTGCATTTAATAACTCAAGATTAAATCTTGTGTTAGAAACAGATGAAGTAGGTGAATCAACTACATAACATCTATACCATCCATTTCCATAACTTTCAATTCCCGCGCCCGTACCCGTTGCAGTACCATTGGTTAAATCAAAATCCCCATCATTAAAGCCAATTGGAGAACCGCCACCGCTAAACAATTTTAACTTCATTTTGGTTATTGTACCCGCTTTTGCAAAAACACTATTCACATAGCTTGTGCCACTTGTGACGGAAAAATAGTTTCCGCCAAAATTGTGCCGCCCGTTATCGGTAGTATTAAAAACAGCCGCAGCGTTTTGACTTCCATCGGGTGATATTCCGTAATTGTCTGTAATCGTTGACCTTGTTGAACTATACTGGCCATAGTATTCTGAAAAATTAATAAAATTAGTCCTCTGAGGCTCTAGTAACAAACTCGGACAAGCAGCTCCATTAGAGTAGTCAAGCCTTGGTACATTATCAGTAATACCTCCATATACGGCAGATGTAGTTGTTTCTATGTAGTCTCTTGCTACAAGTCCCTGCTCAAGTTGGGCATCTTGGATTAGTGTGTTTCCTAAAGCAAAAGAACCAACGCTATCCGCTGAATAAATACGCACTGACGTTGTTGCGCCAGTAAAAGTACTTGAACAACGATACCATCCATTTCCTACACTTGTTATGTTTGAATCAATGGTGTTGCTTTCATTTGCTATCGCTCCATTACTTAAATCAAAATATACTTGAGCGGTATTACCGCCAATCCTCAAAAGCCTAATGAAATTATTTGTACCCGCTTTAGCGTAAAGGCTAATTGTTACAACTTCGTTTAAAGAAATATTTTGTTGTGTGCGTGGGAAATTGGTTGTAGTATTTTCTAGAAGCCAAGCATTGTTTAAACCATCGTATCCACTTTGCCCACTTGTTGTCGTTGCGTTTTCAACGCTCCAAGTAGTGTCAAATTGATTACTCTGCAAGATTAGGTTACTTGTCTCCTTCTCTATATTACCAGCTGCATTAACTCTCGTAGCAGCAGTTGGACGAGTGAAAGTAAAATCACCACTCCTATCTTCTGGTTTAACACTATATACCTTACCGTCCTTGTAAGCGTTTGGTAGCATCACTAATGATGCCTTGTCGTATGCACTTGCCATATTATAGTATGTCTATGTTTTGTAGTTCTGTGTATGAGTTATAGAAACATTGTTTTGCCTCTATTATAGCACCATCCGAAATAGCTGATGCAAATAATGCGTTGACGGTCAGGTCAAGTGAAACTATTGCTCTTAATTTACCAAGAGCGTTTGTCACACAGGGACTGTATGTACTTTCTATTGTACCCCCGTCTGCAAGTATCCTTGTACCTATACCGTCCGCACCTAGTTCTGTAGTAGAGCCAGAGTATCCACCGATTCTAAACAGATATGGTGCAGTACCAGTCCCTTGTACAGCATTAGATAAATAACCCGAACCTCTATATGCGTAGGCCATTAATTAAATATTGTTTGGTCAGTAAATGGTGTCTTGCTATCTAGCACTAATGAAGCAATTCCACTTACTGTGTTTAGCGTGATGTTTACAAATGACTTGTCAGACACTCCTGTACCTGCATTGGCCTCGTAATTCATTGTCAATCCATCCATCCATCCCGAAATAGTTACAGAGTCATTGTTGTGTAACATTACACATACGATATCTTCTCTGCGAGACATAAGGTCAATCTTATTAACCTTGTTGTCTACTGCTGGTGCTTGGATTGTTAAGTCTGTTGTAACGACACCTAGGCCGTTAGAGGTGCTTTTATTCTCTGAGAATGTAGTTGTGCCATCTTTTGTATTAAAATCAAAGGAGACGGTGTTAGCTGTGCCTACATTAGTTACCTGAGTGTTGTCCGCAGGGTTAAAGGTAATCGTTAAATCTTTTTGTAAAAGGAGTATAGCTTTCTTGACCCCACCTGTTACTCTCTTGGAACAGTTGATATCAATGTCGCTAAGTAATATGCTACAATTAAAAGCCATAGTTTTTAGATAAAAAAAGGGAGCAAGGTTTTGCCTTGCCCCCTTGAGTTAATTTACAAGATTTGCTATTAAGTTGTTGCTGTAGTAAATAGAGCAGCAGTGATGCTATAAGACAATCCAGCTTCCTCACCAGTCAAACTTACTTGGAAACGGTTTTTCTCAGAACGTCCTGTTCCAGAGTTACCATCAACAGTAGAAACATATAGACCAAAATCTAAACCACATACGTGGTGTGTTCCAGCAGCAGTCTTAACGAAAGCTACTAATTCTGGTGCGCCATTAGACATTTGGTCTAAAGCAGTGATACGAGCAGCATCCATCTTTGGAAATTCTGCCGAGATAGTTGGAACAGTAGAAAAAGTTCCATCAGCGTTAGAGGTTTTAACTTCAGAGAATACAGAGAATCCATCTTTCAAGTTGAAAGAGAATTGAACCACATCAGAAGCAGCACCACTTGCAGCGGATATCACACGAGTAGCAGCGGTAGAGGTAAGGACAGCAATTGCAGCAGCACGTGAAGCCACGTGAAGTTCTACAATACCACCAATGCCTAAATCGTCACATCCGTAAGTAATATTAGCAAGAGTTACATTACAAGCCATTATTTTATATTTTTAAAGAAAGGGAAGGGCCGAAGCCCTTACCCTAATTATTATTATTATTATGCGAAGTTCTTAGCGTAAACAATCTCGTCACCCTTGAGGTAAGAGAAACCTAGCTTAAACTGTCCCCAAATCTTATCAGAAGCGAGTTCAGAATCATACTTCATATCAATTGCACGAACATCATTGTACTCATCAGTCAACATAACCAAGTTCTGTGGAGCAGCAATCATAAACTCGTTAGCAGGCATAGATGGGAAGTGAGCAACCTCCATACCGTAGTAAGCAGGAATAGAACCTTCAACAATACCCTGTGGAGTAGTAGTGTACAATCCAGCAATTGCAATTTGGTAGTCCTGCATAGCAGCAGTTCCCAAGAAAATTACAGGTTTGAAATCACGGTCAGCATCTCCATAAACAGCAGCCAACATAACGTCACTCATCGCTTCGTAAGCACCTTGCATTTTGTCAAGAATGTTTAGAGGAGTTAAAGCAGCATTAGTGTCAAAGTCATTTACAGTAGCATCAGCTAACATTTCAACAGTCAATTCAGTACCAGCTAATTGAAGAGCTTTTTCAGCAGACAATTTCGCGAAGTAATCAAATACCCAGTCTTTAAATTCAGCATCCATAGTCTCAGGATTGTTCTGACCTTTCTTTAGCAACAAACCACGGTAAGAAGACTCAAGAGCGTTCTTACAGTTTAAGAAAGCCCACTTGTATGTAAGGACAGTCATTTCTTTTTCAGCAATAGATGCAGAAGAAGCTGGGGTAAAGACACAAATGTCTGTACCGAAAGTTAATGAAGCATCAAAGATAGGTACGTTTACTTTGGCTTTAACACCATCAACTAAACGAAAGCGGTTTAATACAGCCGCTGATTTTACCATAGAGTCAATGAACAAATCTGGTCGTCTGTCTCCGTATGGTAAGCTTGCAATAGTTACACTCATTTTATTTTATTTTAAAAATGTTTTGTTTTAATTAATTTACAATAATTACTTGCGGTTGAAGAAGTTATTAATAGTAGCAACCTTCTCTGGAGTGATGCCATTATAATAAACTGTCTTGTCTTCTACCGATTCTGATACCTCTTCAGCCTTTTGTTCAGCAGCAAATTGCTCCTCAACTTCAGCTTCGTTAGCTTCTTCCTCAACAGAATACCTCTCTTCAACTTTCTTAGTAACAACAACCTCTTCTTCTTCTGACTCTTCAGCCACAACTTCTTCAGGTTCTTTTTCTTCCATCACCTCTTCTACAACTTCCTCTTCAACAGGGGATTCCATAGATTCAATGTGCTTCTGAATCATTTCAATGGCATTTTTCAAATCTTCAATGCCAGCAAACTTATCTTCAAAAGAGCTTACAGCTTCTAGGAGTACGTTATTCTCGTTCTCCAAAGCTTCAATCCTTGCTTCGTACTTGTTAGCGTTAGACTCAAATTGAGCCTCCAACTTACCAAGTTCTTTGCCAAAACTAAATTCGTTCATTTCTTCTTCTTTATATATTTGTTTAATATCAGCCTTAATCTCAATGGAGAAACCATTTATCTCACCATTTTTGATTGAAGTAAATAATTCGTCAGACTCAACTTTAGCCTTAACGAATACTGTTCCGTTTGGAAGGTCAAAGCCGTAGTTCATTGACTTGTCGTGCTCACCTTCTTTCATCCAAACTTCAAGCATAACCACCTCATCCGTATCGTAGGAATGGTTAATACCAAATGCGTTGAACAAGCCCTCCTTAGAGTACTTGTACATAATTTCTTTTATAGTCTCCTCTGTGAAGCGTACATAGTAGTAACCAACTTCTTTGTCATAGCGTAAGATTTCCTTGTTAGGAATCATTATAGGCCCTACTAACTCCTTTTTCTCGTCAGAGGCAAACATATTTATCTTCTCAGTAACCTTAGTTTCATTGAAGTATATAAAGTTTTCTTCTATTGCAGGCTTATCAACAAGGGATATTTTATACATACCCTGCTCAATGTCCTTTAATGTTATATCAAATAACGGTAATTTATCCATTGTCTTTCTTTTTTCTATCGCCCCAAGGCATATTAGATACTTCAACCTCAGCCTTTACCGTTCCCTTTCGTATGGATTCAGCCTTCTTAATTGCCCAGTTAATTCCCGATGTGCCACCCCAACCGAGCCAAGCAACATACCCTCTATCTTTCCAAGGCGTATCTTTAAACTTTGGGTCAATCGCAGAATTTTTACGATGACGATTAAACGCAGCCATACGAGCAATGGTTTCATAACTTAGATTTCTTCTTGATGCTAA